ACATCCATGTCGTACAAGAAAGGGACAAAGACTTGGCGGATGAATCTCTCTACAGGACCGTCTAATCTTGAAGCTGCGGCTTGGCCCACAAGTGCGGCCCCTGTGCCGGATCGCATTCCAGTGGTCTTTACTCCAGGTGCGCCTGCACCGAGACTCACTTGCTGGTTTGCGCCGGAGGTCTCTTGCGATGATGCTTGAGACAAACCGATAACTTGCCATGCTTCTGAGGGAACTTTCGGAAGTTCCATGATCCTGAAAGCCTTGTCAACGTCATCATCCACTTCGATGATGCCGCCGAGTGACTGACGGATTTGCTGCGTTGGCGCGTTCAATCCGCGCTTGCGGATATAAGAAGGCTTGACAGAGTAGCCGAGAATGCTGAGAGCGGCATTCAGTACGGCTTCCTCTACGCGCTGATCTGTTCCGATGAGCTTGCCGAGTCCCTGCCCGTAGAAACACGATGGAATGTTGCGCCAGTTGCAGGAATAGAACGGAAGTTTCCCAAACGGGTTTGCTTCGTTTCTGATAAGCAGTGATCTTCCGCCACACTGCAATATCTCGATTACCTTTTCACAGTCCCATCTCTGATAGCGGATGATTGTTCGTTGCAGAGGATCGGCGCTGGAATCCATGTTGCGCGGAGTAGCGTGTTGAATCCACGCTCTCAGGTTTGCCGGCAAAGTCTCCGCGTTGTTCGGAGGATCGGCCTCTGTGCGCTTCGGCGGAAAGAAGAATGAAAGCAGTTCGCTTTCCGATGGAATTTCGTAGCCTTCGCAGTCGCGCAGTTTGTTCAAGTCAGAGAACGTGTTGTAGTCGCGCAGAATGGCGTACTTCGCTGCTTGAATGTCTCCGACAGGGCAGCCTGTATCGACAAGCAGATGGCGCAAGTCCACCCATTTGAAGAAAGGACGGTGGACTTCCTGAGTAACCCATTCTTTCTTGCGCTGGAGCGAAGCAGACGTGTGGACTTTCTTCGTTACGAAAGTCCCCTTGAGCGTTTCCTTCTGGCCGAGCGGAACGTAGTGCGGAATCTTTTTTGTATCGTCCAGCCATCCGAACATCCATATTCCGGTTCCGAGCAGGGTCATCTGCTCGAATCCGCGCTCTACTTCCTGCGGAAACTTCATGTCTCGAAGCTGAGAAGCATGGACTTGCTTCTTGGCCTCAGTCATGTCTGGCGAGACGTTGGGTCCAGGTTTTAGCTGGAAGTACGGCTGTTCGTAGAACATGCCGGTCATCGCCTTGGGAACGATTGTCGAAATATGATTCGAGAGAGTGAATCGCGGGACGCGAGAGCGGGTATTGATTACGCTTCCGTTTCCTGCCTTCGGGGACTGGAGAATGATGTCTGCGTCGAGCCACTCTCCGGCCCACATCTCTTGTTCCATGTACTGATCGCAACGCGCAATGTCATCGGTAATCAGCTTGATAGCGGCATCGTCATCGAAGAGGTAGACTCCCTCTTCGGTTTTCTCTACTTGATTCTGTTGTATATCGCCGGTGAGCGGCGCTGGTGTCGGTAGAAAATCAGCCATTAGGTCAAACCTGAGTCACCAAAAATGTCGTTGTGATACCCGCCTGGGTTCACTGGTTCCGGCTCTACTTGTTCGTTGAGCGTTTCCAGGTAGGCGTCATCGGGATACAAAGCGTTGAAGAATGCCTGCTGCTTTTTCGCTTCGCGTTCTTCTTTCTCTTGTTTCGAGAGTTCGCGGGGTCTCTCGTACATCGGAAGGAAGTTCAAGAGCATCGCTATCGCGTCGGGAATATCGTCTTTGCGTTTCTTCCCTTTCTCGCCGGTGAACTTGCAAAACTGGTCGTAAACCATGTCCAAGCTCTGAATGGAGTTGGCGAGAAAGAGCCGCCCTGCTTTGAAGAGAGGCTGGAGAGCCTTGATCCTGTTTATCTTCGCGCCTTCCGCATGATCTATCTTGGGGAAGGCAACCATGCTGGTATTCACGCGATAGAAGAGAGCCTGTCTCTGTAGCTCTAGGCGAAGTCCTTCATAGCCGGGAGACTGCTCGATATGGATTGCTTGCGGAATCCAGTCGCGTGCGACTTTGATGATCTGATAGCAGAGTTCCGTAAAGTTCCATCGGCCAAACTGAATGTCCAGAACGTAAAGGTTTGGGGCGTTGATACGAGCAATGGCGATTACCGAATAATCGCTCTGCCTGTTTGCTGTCGTGGCCCAATCCACTGTTGCCGCGATGAATCCGCCCTTGTCTGGCATCGTCGCAATGGACTGCGTTCTCTCGCGTAGCAGCCCTACTTCAAAAGAGAACGTCTCTGCTTCCGTTACATCGTTCAAATACTGATAAGCGAAAGAGCGGGGATCATCTTTCTCTTCTTGGGCGAGAAACTCATAGGTAAGCTGCGGCTCACCTGCGGAGTTCATCTCGAAAAGCAGTTCGTAATCGTCAGGGCCGAGTAACGCTTTGTCGATGCCCTTGCGCCCTTCTTTGAGCCATCGGGCAGGCTTGCAGAGAATCTTGATTCCAAGTTCCTCTGCCTTCTGGATCATGTAGCCGTAGTAATCGTCTGGATGCCAGCGAGTTCCTACCACGTCCATGAATCCGTAGCTGACTAAGAGCTTTCTGGCAGAGGACATCTTGCGCTTGACTTTCGTGCGAAGAGGCTCTGTCTCGGAGTTCTTGTCCACGATTGCGTCGTCAGGTTTCAGAACGTCGCAATGCCATCCGGGGAGAGTTCCGAGAATCGAGCGAGCACAAACACTTGGCTCTTTGCGGAACTTGGTACGCGCCGGGGTAGTGAACAGGTCCTTGCGTTCGTCGCCTGCTTCTACGCAGTGGTCGGGGAATAGCTGCTGGAACTTTGTGCGGTCTGCATCGTCGTAGACCGTGAAATAGTCCCTGCATTCCTCAATGAACGCTTCGCCTAACTCTTCCGCGCTGGTAAGGATGATGATTCTTACCTGCGGGAAGGCGATGATCCACTGAACGCAATCGACAATGTTGAGCGTCGATTTGTAGGAATATCTCGGATAGAGAAGCAATCTGCGCTTGATCGTGTCTTGCTGGTGCAGCGGCTTGTCTGGGTCTTTCTGAACGAAGTGCAGGCAGACCGGCAAGTGCGTTGCTTCAACTAAGTCCAGTCCGAAGATTTCTTTCGCCAGGAACCACAAATCACGCTTGCACTTCTCGCGGAGACTTACCCATTCATCGAATGCGAGAGCGTTGTGCTGGTCCGCGTGTGCGAGATAAACGTCGTACCACTTCTTCAAATAATCTTGGGTTTCAGGCATGGTGGCCGATAGATAACAACCATCGAAGGAAACGGCGCTGACTGATAAGTTCCGTCTTGATGCGTGAACTTGAGTCGGCCTTTTACAAAGCGAATCTCATTCGCAATCTTGTAGACGTGTTCGTGAAACCAACGTGTGTCTGTTCTGGCGTGTATCAGGAATACAACTGTCGCGCCTTGTGCTGCTGCGTTTCTTCCCTTTTGCAGCCACTTTCCAATCTCTTTACCGTAGGGCGGATTGCACCAAACAATGCCAGTCCAGGGAAGAGAGAAAGAGTCCTGCTCTTTCGAGTAGTAGTTGTCTACCTTGTGATTCGTCGCTGAGGCGCAAGAATCGAGGGTGAATCCAAACTCTTCGTCCAGCTTGTCGAAGAAACTCTTCGGAGTTGCCCACTCTGCTCCATCGGGTCTGTCATCGGTAGAGCCGTAGAGCGCGGTCTGCGTACACTGGTCTGCGAATGTTGTCATGCGGAGAAACTTAGTGATGCCAGTGTTTCGCGTTCTCAGCGAATACTGCTCTCTTACGTTCGGCGGGATCGCTGGAGTGCTTTGCTGCTTCCAGTTTCTTTGCTGGAATCGGCTTGTCTTTCGCTACGCCAAGATTCTTGTGCAACAGTCCTTCATGGCTTGGCTTGATTTTGATTGCCATGAGAGTTACTCGCCTGCGGGATTCTGTTCGTCCGGGGGATTCAACATGGACTCCATGTTCTGCTTGAGTCCGTTCACGTCCGGGGCTACATGGTGGACATCTTGTCCGTTGTCCATTTCGTGTCTGATGGAGTGTCCGCCATCATCGGTGTGCTCAATCACTGTGCGCTTAATGCCGTGCTTCGCACGCTTTGGATGCTGGTGCTTCTTCGGCTTGTGCGCTGGTTCGCTGAGTCCTGCTACTAATCCGTCCATTTGTTTGTGCTCCGAATGAAACTTTCTTTCAGGTAAGTGTTTGAAGTCCGTTGATTCGTCCCACTCTTTGAGTGCGGCTTGTCCGCCTACTTTCTCAGGATGAGCATGTAGGTACGCTGCTTGCGCTTTG